TGATTGAAGAAATGGCGAAAAATGCCAAAGATTGAACGAGAAGAGTTCTCGCTGTTGGAAAATTATGAGTGCCATTGAAATAAATGACATAACTCTTTATTCTGGCCTCAAAATCAACACTTTAGAATCTGACCGCACTTTGACCTCAAAAAAATAGATAATACGAAAACTACGTTCAAAATGCGGTGCAGAGCGCAAATAAAGCGCTTGAAATCAAGGGTTGACACTGAAATTATAGCTATCCGAATCGAGTGGGAATAATGGAATTGTCAAGCAAATGGCTTAACAAAGCCATTTGCAGGATCACCTACCCCGATTTGATAGCAAAAATAATATCAGGTGCAGACGCTTATTTTTTGTAAAATAAGAAAGCGGTTTGCATCTATATCCAAATTAATCAGGCATTATCGACTTATGCAGTCGGTAATGCCTTTTTGGTTATTCTCCGATTATTTCGCTTGGCTCATTGTGATATTGCTCTGCCCTTGGAAGCGGATAACGATAGCGCCACTGGTCGTATTTCTCTTTGGTTATTTCGCCGTTGTGCCATTTCTCCGCTTCTGCTCGTCCGTGCCGCCGTTTTCCATTTGTGCGGCAAGCTCCTGCTGTGCCTTACGCAGGTTGTTCGCTTCTTTAGCCGCCGTTTTAAGTTCCTGCTTATTCTCCTCGAGCGACGTGTTGAGCTGTTTCAGCTTCTCGCGTATTTCCTGCACGCCGCGGCCAAAATCGGTCGTGACAATTCCCGCCTTTGCGGTTAGTGACTGCGCCATATTTTTTCTCCTTTCGAGCAATAAAAAAGCGCCTTGCACGCGAGTGCAAAACGCTTGATTATTGAATTTTGGTATATTTTTTTAAAGAACATTATCTGTGTTGAAGTCAAGACCAAATTTATTTAATTCTACGCCGTCGCTTTCAAGTGAGTTTTGTAACGTTTCAATAACAATTTTATATGCCAACGACATACCCCTGTAAAAGTCTTCGCTCTTTTTTATTTCCTTATCGTTGATAAAATCATTGACTTTTTCCACAACCCTTTTTACAGCATATTCTAAAGGCTCATTCATTGTCTTTTCTCCTTTCCAGTTCGTCTCTTCTAAACTGTATTTGCCTTTCAAAATTAACAATCTCGGTATTCCAGTGTTTTAAACAACCGCGTTTGTAATATTCGCTTTCATTCTCCCATGTGGAAATGTATTTAAACGGATTTGCAATTTTGTCTTTGTGCCGTTCGATTTGCTTTAAATCCTTTTTTATTCCCGTTTCAAGAGCTTTTATAGATTGTGACGAATAATCTTTCGGCGGATTTATTCTCTTATTACTTATTATACCACTTCCCCCCGAAATGTCAACCCCACTCCCGCTTGTAAACCGTCCATTTTTAGGGTCGTGATTAGGGTTAAATCGGAGTTCTTCCGCCTGCTCTTTCAGCTCCCTTATCTCCGCTTCGAGCCTGCGTATTTCCTCGTCCTTGCTGTTCGCTTCCTGTATCAGAGAACGTGCAAACTCCGCCGCTCATTCATACATTGTTCTGTAATCAATAGGTTCTGTCATGTTTTCCCCTTTCTGGGCAATAAAAAAGCGCCTTGCATTTCTGCAAAACGCTAAATTTATTGAATTTTGCTTACTGAATTACGTCACCGAGCCGTTTAAGCAGAAGTGCTTTCGCGGCTTCTCCGATAAGCATAAAACCGGTTGAACCGACTTTCGACAACGCACTTTTTACATTAGTCCACGTTTTGTTGTCGCGGACTTTTTCAAGAAAATCATGTCCCGCGTACGTTATTCCGGAGACATATCCGTCAACGAAACTTCCGCTTGCAAATCTCAGCTGAGCATTGATATACCCTGCTTCATTCAGCTTTGATAACGAATACAGAATTTCGTTGTTTTCATATTTCGGAAGCTCTTCAAAAATATCCTCGACCCTAACAATTACAATTTTTAGGTCATTATCTATAGTTACGGCTTTTTCAAGATATAAGAGTACGCTCCTTATGCAGTCATAATTCAGCTTCATCTTCTTCCTCCTCATCGTCTTCCCATTCTGAAGCGCACGGGGGTAATCCGTCAGGAGTTACCTCGTCAAAATACTCGCAAGTATCTTCAACTGTGGCTTTCGGATATTTTTCTAAGTAATCTATAACTTTATCTGCCGTTTGATACTGCTCAGGAGCTTCAAGAAGATAAATAAAACTCATGTATTTGTCATAATTTTTTCGTGAAGCGTCATCATTCGGCGGATATACGTATTCGGGAATTGTATCGGCAAAGCGTTCTATGATACGTTTTTGATATTCTGATTGATACTTCTTGTTTAAATCTTCTTTTTTCATAATTAATTCTGCCTCCATTTCTTTCGTATAATGATTCCGCCCTCTCCGTCTGATTCGGCTTTATAACGATACTTACCTTTACTTATATATCCGATTTTTCCTTTTTCGTTACCGGGATAAATAGTATTAAACTCTCCGCATAGTTTACTGTAAGTTTTTACTCCAACTTTTATACCACTATGATTTCTCTGCGGCGACGGCGCATACTTTGTTTTAGCCTGTGCTTCATAAACCGCCGTCACTGTGCCCTCATTACTGATTGTGACAGATTTAATTTTTCTGCCCGGGGCATTAGTAAACTTACCGTCTTTAGCGTGATAGGGGTTTTCTCTTTTTTCTGTTATTATACCATTCTCCGTATCGTTTTGCAATACCTCTCCGTCTTTTTTGCCCTCCACACTTGCCGTCTGATTCGTATTCGGCGTATAGACCTCTTTCGTTTTCGGGTTATAAAGCACGTCGTTAAGCCCGAGCTTGATAAAGTCCAGTCCGAGGGGCGGAAGATCTTCCTTGTAACGTACTTCGTCGGGTTGTAAGAAATTCGCGCTAAGTCCCGTTTGATACGCCTGATAACGTTTGAGAATATCGCCCTTGAGCAGCTCCGAAACGTCGAACGCAAAATAGCTGCGTTCCTTTTCGCTTTCGAGCAGACACGCACGGTTTATCGCCGTTTCAAGCTCCTTTATGATAGGCAGTATGGCCGACTTTACCGCCGCGCTGTTCTGCTCGTCGTTCGCCGTACCCGTTACGACCGCTTCGGAAAGGTTCAAAATGCTGTAAATAAGGCGGCTGTTCGTCTGTTTGTTTTCGTTGAGCTGCATTTCAACGGACGTGCTCGAAGCCTCGACAAACTTTATGCCGTTGTTGAGAATCATCACGCCGTTGCTGTAGTCCGCGTAAAGCTCCTCCCACTTCTTTCTGAGCAGGTCCATTTCGTCCTGAGTGAGCTTGCGTTCGCATTCAAGAAAGCCCTTGCGGCTGCCGCCGTTGCGTATGAGCTGCTTCTCGAAAACTATCATGTTGTATATGCCCGTAAGCATTTCGGCGTTTTCCTTGACTATTCCCGTGCCGGTCACGCCGTCTTTCGTGTTGCGCGACATTATGATGAATTCATGCGGAAAATAGCAGCCGCCCGTGATAAAAATGCGCGCGTCCTTGTTTATAAGGTCGTAGTCTTTCGATACCGAAACCGCCGTGCAGTCCACATAATTCAGCGAAACAATGCTGTTTCCGTGGTGCTTGACGTAGACATACCCCGCGCCGCTGAGCAGATAATCTCGGACGATCGCGCGCTTCATCTGGTACGAGTTGAGCAGGTCGCCCGTTTCCTCGTTGAGCAGTTTAAGCCGCGTATCGTCGCGAATTTCGTCGGTTCTGCTGTGGTCGCTGCTTTCGCGGTACAGCTTTATCGGGAGCATTGCGATAATCCCCGAAATAAGGTTGACCGAGCCTGCGACGGCGGGGATATTCATTGCCTTTTCGACCGTCATTTCGTCCGCCGTGCCGAGCAGCCCCCGAAGTATTCTGTCATTCCCGCCGTCTGTCGCGACTTCTGCGGCGCGTGTTTCTTTTCTTCTGCCAAATAAGCCCATTTTTTCCTCCTTAATACTGTACTACCCAGCCGTGCTTGTCCTGTTCGAGCAGGTCGAGATTGAGCAGATACATAGCGTTTATCAGCGCGACTACCATATCGACCTTGCCCTCCGATTTCTTTTTGTTGACATATTTGTTGAGGTTCGTGTCGGTCGTGCAGCGCGCGTTCTGAAAGTTTATTTCAAGCAGCATATTTTCATCATAAACGAACTGCCGCTGCATTATCTTTTCTTCGAGCAGCTTTGTCGCAGGATGCAGAAAGCTCGAATGCTGCCGTATTTCAACACACTCGATAGGATTTTCCGCGCTCTCGAATTTCTGCACAGAAGAAAGCGCGTTCCAGCGGTCGAAGCCTAGCTGTAAAACGCGCACGCCGTATCGCTCCTCGATTCCGAGTACGAACCGCTCCACATATTCATAGTCGATTATGTCCTCGCCGCACGGGAAGCAGTCCCCCGCGCGTATCGCAGCCTTGTAATCAACATTTTCCTTTTTCGTTTTTGTTTCAACCGCTGCCGCGGGAATAAAGGCGAAAACTCTCGCGTATACCACTCCGTCAACGCAGCAAGCCATAGCGACGGCGGTGTTATCCGACGTCTGCGAGAGATCGACCCCGAGGAAAACGGAGCGCCCGCGCCAGAAATCGTCGTCTTTCGGCCGCCTGCATTCTTTCAGCCGCAGAACGTCCACATACCCCTCTACGCCGAGGCTCTTGTACATGATATTGTTGTGCTTGCAAAGGTAGTTCTGCCGCTTGTTTTCGTATAATACCGCGTCTGCTCGCTTGTCTTTCAGGTCGTCGAATATGTAGTCGTGGCTGTAGGCAACGGGGTTCGACTGGTATATGCAAAGGTCGTTCGTCTGCCATTCCCCGCGTATTTCCTCATCGGGTTCATACAGCAGCGAGAAATACCGCTTGTCGGGGTGCAGTCCCAGAAGGACCTTTTTCGCCTTGTCTATTTCGTCGATAAGCACGTTATTGTCATTCGGATACTGCGTGCTTATGATAATGCCGAGCTTGTTCCGAAGCGTTATCTGCGACGAGCGCATCGCTTCTACAGGGTAGCTGTCCATTGCCCCCGCTTCGTCCGCAAGAAATATATTCGCCAGCTTTCCGTCCATTTTATCCTCGGAGTAGGCGAGCGGCGTGTATTCGCTGTCGGTGAGAATACAGCGTACCTCGTTGCGCATTACGCGGATTATCTTATCGTCGCTGAGCAGCGGCGAGGACTTTATGATTTTTCTGATAGCTCCCTGAAGCTCCTTTGAGAGTTTAAGGTCGGGCGCAACCGAGAAGAAACGCGAAAATCGCGGCGAAATAAGCATACCGATAATGAATATTACCGCAGACGTGAACGTCTTGAAATTCTTTCGGGAAATCTCGAGCAGAGCCGTGCGGTAGTAAAGCTGACCCGTGCCGCGCTGTAAGGTGCAGAACACGGCGATAACGAGCCACACCGCGTAATCTTCGAGCGCGTCGTACATTGGCTGATTAAGGTCGGGGTGGTTGATGATTTTGAGCAGTTTGCAGACCTTTTTCAACATTGCTTCGCCGATGAACGCGCCTGCGTCGTCCCCGTCCGCTATTTCAAGCCATTTCTGCGCTTGAAGCCGAACATATTTCGGCACATATCGGTTATTCTCCTGCGCCGCCCACGCGGCATAGCTGTAAGCCCGCGTGCTTCGCACGTCCATTCGGGTCACTTCCTTTCCTATTACTTTCTCGGCTCGGGAATTTGCCTGATTCAGCTTTTTATCCGCTTATTGTAAGCAGAATTACCGCCGACGCAAGCCCGCCTATCGCTCCCGCAATCATCGTTTCCGCGTGTTCTTCGAGAAATTCGATTATTCTTCGCATATTTTTTCTCCTTTCGAGCAATAAAAAAGCGCCTTGCACGCGAGTGCAAAACGCTGAATTTATTGAATTTTGTTTAAATACGTATTGTCGAGGTATCAAAATACCACCATTTCAGCCGCTTCAATGCAATAACAAGTTTATTCCTGTTACGCTCGGCTTCGCTTTTCGTTGACGGTTCAAGCATACGTTGTCTTAATTCATCAACAGTAGCTATATCACGTTCAAGAAAACCCATAAGTTCCTGCATAGAATAACCGGGAACATACTCCGAGTTTTCCTCAATAAAACACTGCGGAACGCCCGCCTTGCTTCCGAACTCTTTCATAAGAAGCTCAAAGCCCGCTTTCGTAACAACGATGAACCACCGCACCGCCGCTTTCGGAAAACTCGGATTCTGCTGTTTAAATGCTGCAAGTGAAGCCCCGTCAAGGCGGAAATAGTGTTTTCCGTCACTTCCGAGCCGCATTAAAATTCCATAAGCGCGGTGCTTTGGCACGCCTGTAAGGTGTACAAAATCCGCCAGACTTATAACGGGCTGCCCGTTGTACGTTTTGTCGTAGTAGTGGTATTCCGCCGTTTCAAGGGTGAGTTGTTCGGGAATATTGTTACTCTTCATTGAATAAGTTCCGTTTTTGCGAATAGACGGCAGAACTTCTTCCATTATCCATTTTTCTATTATCTCCGCTTGCGGAAGTTTTGAACGAATAATAAGTCTCCAAACATCGCCCTCAGGTATCAAGTTAACGGTTTGTTTTCCGCCTTTCGTGGGGAGGTGGTGTTTCACCACCCCCCTTGCAATGTTGCTTAACAGCGTTGATTGTGTCCTCATATCCGAGCATTATTGCAACATCTTTAGCTTTAAACATTTCTTTTCCGTCAACTATCACTACCGAAAGCTGACCGAACTGCGGGTGGTTGATTACCTGTAAATTTTCCATTGTATTACCTCCGTAAAATATTTGACATTCCACAGAGGATATGCTATAATAGATTTAACAAATCCTTTGTGGGTTTGGGTTGATAACGGTAACGCTTTACTTCCTACGGTGCAGCGTTGCCGTTATTTCTTTATGTCGCATTCCAACTTTGCTATACCTCGTCGAATTGCTTCGGCTCTACTAACATCTTCCTGCTTTGAATATTTATCAAGAATTTCAGTTGATTTCTCATCAAGCCTAACGTGTATCGGCGTGCCTTTCTTATTTTCGGTTGGTCTGCCTGTTCTCGGACTCATCATATCACCTCACTTTTGTAGCCCATAATTGCATTATACACTAATGTAGCCCAAAAGTCAAGAGGTTTTTCAAAAATATTTTTCGCATAAGAAAACAGCCTTGATTTCTCAAAGCTGTTCCCTTAGAATATTGGTCATTTGGCAGGCGTACAGTTCTCCTGCATCTCTCGGGTTTCCCCTGTCATACCGTCGGCGTGTGGATTGTACGAAATTTTCCACCTCAAATGACCTTTCTTATCTTACTAGTATTATAGCATGATTATTCCGATTTGTAAAGTACTTTTTTATTTTTTATTATACGTTTCCAATCCTTTTCGTTAATTTTCATAAACGTGATAATAGAATTTTTAAACTCTGGATTATCCGAAGATGTAACAAGACGTAAAACAGTTTTAAATTTCTCGCCATTTTTTTGAATTTCTTTTAAAATCAATGCGGTACTTGGTCTGTTGGCTTCAATAATATAATCCGGGTTTTCAATAATCTCTTTAAAATAAGCACTGAATCTTTCATAATCGTTGGGATGTCTTTCTTTTATATGATCTATCTGCTTGTTTGTAATAACAACCTCATCTGTTATAATATCTGATGTAATGCACTTATACTTCCGAATGTCAATTTTTCCTACCTTATTCACTCCACTTCCGCCCCCACTCCCACTCGTAAACCGTCCGTTTTTGGGGTCGTGGTTCGGGTTAAAGCGCAATTCTTCCGCCTGCTCTTTCAGCTCCCTTACCTCCGCCCGAAGCCTTAGTATCTTCTCGCCCTTTGCGTTCGTTTCCCGTATAAGGCTGCGCGCCATTTCAACAGCGGCTTCATACATTCGTTCATAGTCCGCCGTCTTGCTCTCTACTCGTTCCATATCTTTTCTATCTCCTCGTAAAACCGCCGCTTGACCTCTTCCATAACTTCTTCCCTTTTCAAAAACATTGAAGCGACAACGTGCGAATACGGCTCGACTTTACCGATTTTTCTGCCGAGCGAATCCTTTCCGCCCTTTTTCTTGCCCTTTTTCCCGGGACGTCCGAACTCAACGATAAGAACTCCGATATGCTCGCGGATAACCTCGGTCGGGTAGCCAACATGAACGTGCCAGCCGCTTTTATCCTTGTATGTCCATAATTTCAGCCAGTCGGCGAACTGATGATATTTCGGATTCGGCGCGCTCGCAAGCAGCCTTTTCTGTTCCTCAAGAAAGATCTGCCCCGCCTCGGCGACTACTTCCTTTGCGATACGGTCCTGAACCTTTTTGTCCATTTTGCGGAATTTCTCCTCAAGCGCCTGTATATCGCGCTGAAATCCGTCCAGTCCCAGATCTATATACCCGCTCATCAGTCATCATACCTCCGTATCTGTATCGGCGCTTTCCTGTAGCCTTTTATAACCGCGTACCGCTCCCACCGCTCCGTTATTTCCCGAAGCGTCGCGCTCCAGAATTCTTCTTCGGGGCGGTGCATAATATCGCAGTAAAGGCTCAGCATTGTTCCCGCGTTGGCTTTGTTTTCGCTCTTTTCGGTGTTCCCGTTCAGCGCGCTTAGCGGAAGCGCTTCGAGGACCGCGCGCTGTATAAGCGTTGTTACACTTTCGCTGCCGCCCGACATGAGCGCGTTGGTTATCTCGTCTTTCCGCTCATTTACCCCGAGCGTTTTAAGGCAGTCACGCAGTCCCTCGGAAATGAACACCCGCGCTTTTGCCGCATTTTCGGAAATATCTCTTGTATCAAAGGGGCAAAGCCCCGATTTTTCTATATTTAAAAACGCCCTGTTATCAAACCTAAACCAGAGCTTAGCTTCTCCGAACGGAAATTCCGTCCGCTTTTTCTCAATTTCGATAAACATTTTCTACCTCATATATGTACTATCCCCGCCGCCGCATTGACGGCGGGATAATACAGCCTTGCCTTAGCCGCCCTGCTCCTCGCTGTCCGTGGGAGTTGTCGGGTAATGCCCTGCGGGAAGTCCGCCGAGCGCAGAACCGAACCACGCCGAAATAAGCGCCTTGCCGTCCTCTGTTGTGGGGTCAACACCGCGAAGAACGATAACGTCGTCGCCGTTCTTGATAAGCTGCTCATAGTCGCCGCTTATCTGAACAGACTGGAATTTCGCGCCGCTGTCGTCGGAAGTTTCAACGTTCTCCGCGCCCTCAGCGAACTTTACTTTCATGATTTTGTAAAGGTTCTTTGTGCCGTCCGCGCGGTCGGTCGAATATATCGCCATAACTGCGGGAACATAGTCGTCCTTGTTGTTAGTTACGGTCTTTGTGGTCGCGTCGTAGCTCTTTCCGAAAAGAAGCACCTCGTCCGAATTGTCGAGCGACGGCATTGTTATCTGAAGCTGTCCGCCCGCCTTTGCGACATAGCTTGCGACCGCCTGACCGCTTGCGTACATTTTGCTGCTGTTCATCTTCGGCGTGCGGCTTACCGAAATAGAAGCCTTGCTTATTTCAACAACGTCGCCATATGTGAGCGTGGAATCCGTGTCCGCCGCAAGCGGCGCGAATGCGAGGCGGTCGGTGCTGACCGACGGCGCTCTCGAAGTGTTTACAACTGTGTCTGCCATTTGTTATTCCTCCTTGTAGTAATTGCGGATAAAATCCATTACATAGTGCTTTTTGCAGGGGTACGGCGTGACCGTTCCCGCGTCCGTTCCGCTCTGATACTCATATCCGTGCGCGGCAAGCGTTTCGGCGATCTTCCGATAAAGCTCCCCGTCCGCCGAGGGGCTGAACACCGATACCGCCGCCCAAACGCTGAGCGCCTGCGGCTTTCCTGAAGCGTAGAAAACGGGCTTTTCGTGAAGCGTGTACGAGATATATTTCTCGGGTTCGTCGCTTTCGGAAAATTCGGGCATTCCGTGATAGTAAGGAAGTCCCGCCGCTTCGAGCGCCTCGTCAATATCCTTGTATACGTCCATATTTACCCCCTAGAAAGTATCAGCTTTATGTGCAGGTCGTTATCGGTCCTGCCCGTGCTGCTGATTTTGTATTTCACGCCGCCATATTCGGCGTGGGTCTGTCTGCCGTATTCGCGGCGGTACATTACGGCTTGAAGCTCGGCGGAAACTCCCGCCGCCGCGGCAGCGTATTTTGTGGTAACTCCCATATCGGTCACCTCTGCCCATACGCGGGCTGCGTCCTGCTCTGTCGGCGGCGAAGTGCCTTTCCCGCTGATTAGTGTGAAAAGCCGTAAACGGTTCTTGAATGCCACGGCGCACCTCCTACGCAAGCAAATTGCGGCTGTGCATATCGAGTATCTGCCGTGCCGTCGGGTTGAGCGTGTCGCGGCTGACCGTCATGCTGCGGTTGTTGTACATATCGTCAATGATACAGCAGCACGCAACGGTCATATCCTCGTGTTCGTCGAGCGTTTCCGCAGAAATTCCCGTATACCCGAGGATAAACGCCGTCGCGGCTGCCTTGTACATATCGACCAGCTTTGCGGTTTCTTCCGATTCATCGGAGATGCCGCTGTGCGCTCTGATAATATCAGCCGTCAGTTCGCTCAGCTTCATTTTTCTTACCCCTTGCGGACTTTTTTACAGGCTTCGCCGCTTCCTTTTCGGGTTCGGCTGCCGCTTCCTGCGCGACTTCCTCGGCGGGGACGATATGCCCCGCTTTCACAAGGTCAGCCGCAACATTTTCGTCCGATATTTCGAGAACTTCCCCCATTCTCGCCGAAACGGGAACACCGCAGAAGCTCGTTACTGCTCTATACTTCATGTGAAGCTCCTTTCCTTAGCCGCTTGCCGCCATTTTAAGAACGGCGAGGCGCTGCGCGTCCATTATCTTGCTGTCAAGCTCGATCCAGCCCACGATACCTACCGCGTGCTGCGTTGCGTACTTTTCCTTGAGGACTTCGATAGAAAGTTCCTCGCGGATATTTACCGCAAGTCCGCTGTAATCGCCGTAAAGGATAGGCTTTGCGTCCGCCGCGATTTCGGGCATATTGTCCGAGATATACACGGGCTTTCCGAGCAGACGATACGGGAATTCCTGCGTTACGTCGTCCTGGAGCAGGTATCTGTTATTGCTGTCCTTGAGCGTCTTTATCGCCGTGAAAGTCTTTGCGCTCATTGTCCAGCAAGCGTTGTGCTGATATGCCTGCTTAATGCTTGCCTGGAGCTTGATAAGCTCGTCGGTTGTTATCGCGGTTTTCGCTGCGGCTGTAATGCCCGTTCCCGTAGAAAGCGCGCCCGTGCATTTGCTTGTCGTGCCGTTGAGCAGTTCCTTTTCGATGAAAATAGCGAACTTCTCCGCCATTACGTCGGTGACAAATGAAACGAGCTGAACGTCCGCGCTGTTGAGCAGGGTCTTTCCGATGAGCGTGAGCGAACCGACAAGGTAGCCCGTAAGGTCAACCGAGGTAAATTCACCCGCGTTCGCGGTAAGCTCCGTAAAGTCGGAAGAATAGCCGACTGTCACGTCGTTGCTGTGGGTCGCGTCGGGACCGTATACGGGTATCTTGAGCGTTCCCTTTACATGGAAAATCGTCGCGCCGCTGAGAATGGGGCAAAGGTCGGTCGCCTTTTTTATCACCATCTGCGCGATAGTTGTCGGAACGATTGCCCCGTTCGCGCTCATAGTGAAGTTCTGTTCGTTCGCGCGTGTTTCGGGTGCTTTAAGCGTGCGGATATACTGCGCAAACTCTCTGATTTCCGATTCCTCGGTCGTTTCCTTTTTGGGTTCAGCTGCCGCCGCAGCGGGGACAGGTTCGGTAAAATCGCGCATTTCGCTGAGAGAAGCGAGCGTATCGTTGATACTTACGATTTCCGCCTTGATTTCGTCATAGCGCTTCTTCTCGTCCTCGTTAAAGGCACGTTCCTCCGTCTGGATTGTTGCCGTGAGCTTACCGAGTTCAGCGACAAGCTCGTTCTTTCTTTCCGTTAATTTCTTGTGCATATGTTACTCCTTTCATAAGGCAAGAATTTCTGCCTCGTGTTTGTAAAATTCCCAGGGTCTTTTTTTCTCGGACGGTTCATTTCCGTCGGGCGCTTCGCCCTCGGGGTCAACTCCGCTGCGCAGTTCAAGGACCTCGCTTTCCTCGCCGCGAAACTCCACGGACGCGACCGACGTTCCGATATATGCGGGCGTTTTGTCGAGTATCGACACTTCGCGCAGGTCGATTTCTTCGAGATTGCGGCGGCTGGTGTTCGGGTTGACTTCCTCCCATGTGTCGCGCTTTCCGAAGAAGCCGAAGCTCCACCCGCGAAGCTCGCCGCGCCCCGCCTTGTCCGCAACTTCCGCGTCGCGGATAACCGCCCTTGCCCAAAGCCCGACACCGTCCTCATGCAGCTCAAGCGCGCCGTCTTTCGTGCTTCCGAGGATACGGCGGTGGTTGAACCGCAGCTCTATGTTGTCGTTTTTCTTCAGCGCTGCCGCGAACGTCCCGGGTCGGATACGTTCATAGAACGGCTTTGTCGCTTCCGAACACATTGACGGAGGAAGGCAGCGGCTGTCGCGGTCTACCGCGTTGACATACCCGCTTATGACGACCTCGCCCGCGCTCCTCACTTCGATTTTCATTTCATCACCCCCTTTCAAGGCATAAAAATAGCGCCTTGCACGCGAATGCAAAACGCTGAATTTATTAAATTTTTGCATAAGAAAACCGCCTTTTTACGGGCGGTTTAGTCTATTACGTTCTCAATTTCTGACGAAGAAATCAATTCAGTTATATAATCTCCGCCAATATCAATGTCAACGACATAATCATCGCCAATGAGGTCAACCACAGAACCTTTTCGCCCGTCTTTAAGCAAAACAGTATCATAAAGTTTAATTATCATCGTTCCTCGTCACCTTCTTCTTTGTCACATATGCGCTTGTAAGCCGCGGTTCAGTCTTGCCATTCTCAATTATCCAGCTAGTGCAAACGTTAGCCTGCTTGCCATTAGCACCAGTCAGGCACATTACATATTCATAAAGCTGACCGTGGTCATTTGAACCTTTTAGTTTTAACTCGCTTTCATCAAGGTTTACAGAGATGTTGTCGATAAGTTCTTGATAATTGTCCATTGTATATCCCAAGGCTTCACGAAAAGCGCGTGCTTTGTCAGGCTGTCTCAATGGATCAAGAGCATATTTTGTGAACTTCTCTTTCTTAATTTCAGCAAAATACTGCAAACTTATTTTTACCGGCTGTTTTTTATCTATTATACCACTTCCGCCCGAAATGTCAACCCCGTTTCCACTCGTAAACCGTCCATTTTTGGGGTCGTGGTTCGGGTTAAAGCGGAGTTCTTCCGCCTGCTCTTGCAGCTCCCTTATCTCCGCTTCAAGCCTGCGTATTTCCTCGTCCTTGCTGTTTGCTTCCAGTATCAAAGAACGCGCAAATTCCGCCGCGCATTCGTACATTGTTTTGTAATCCGTCATGTTTCTTCCTCATCTTCCCCGCCCGAGAGCAGAGCTATAAGCGGGT